GAGCATCCGTTTCGGGTCATCAAACGCCAGTTTGGCTATGAAAAAGTGCGCTTTCGGGGCTTGGCCAAGAACACCGCGCAGATGGTGACGTTGTTCGCCCTGTCAAACCTGTGGATGGCCCGCCGACATTTGTTGGCGAGCGCAGGAGAGGTGCGCGTGTAATGCAGGAAATGGTTACCGCAAAAGGCTTTGCAGCGGCCGAAAGAGCTGAAAAGCGAAGATAATTGAGCAAATTTCGACATGCATCGTTTTTTGAAAAGTGCTGAGGACTCGGTAGCCGGAAAACATCCGGCTACTTCAGACCTTCCCTAGGTCATCATTTATATAAATATTGCCGTTTTTCAGTCCTCAGCTGCAAAGCGCGACGGATTTTAGGAGCTATTTAAAACTTTGTTTGTGCTTTAACTATCAAGCGCCATTGAACTTTGCGCGCATCTCTATGCTTGTGTTCATCATGCAAAGGAAGACGTGCGCCTTTTAATGAAATAGTTTCATCCCCACATCCTTCGCAACGATAAATTCCTGATGCCAGAGCGCTTTCTCCAGGCACATGAAGCTTGTTCCATTCGACATCGCCCAGAAGCGACGCTCTGGCCTTGGACAGATGCATTACTGTCTCTTCCGTCACGAGAGCCATTTGATTCCTATAGTCCGTTAAAACTTTGACGCTACCGCATGCATCATACCGTCGCCACTGGATTTCCATCCATGACTGGTTGTATAGACAGTGGGTATGAGCTTTTCTAACTCCCAACACCGCGCCGAGCGCGGGATTTTTCCTAGGAAACCCTCATGATCTACAGCGCGGACATCCAGAAACTGGAGCCTGGCAACCAGATTCGTCTGTACGAACTGGATGCCACTCGGCTTGGTGCCACCCTATGGCGCTTTCACGGGCACGAGCATGAAGGCGACATCATCTGGCAGGGCCAGCTGTATTCCCCGATCCAGATCGAGGCCAGCGGCTTCGACATCCGCGGCGACGGCCGGCCAGCTACGCCAAAGCTCAGGCTGGCCAACGAGCTGTCGGGTGTACCGCGTGCAGTTTCGGCGCTTTGCCTTCAGTTCAAGGACCTTGCTGGCGCGAGCTTCAAGGTGATCGAAACGTTCAAGCATTTCCTTGATGCAGCGAACTTCGACGGGGGCAACCCAGATGCCGCAGACCAGTGCCGCACCAGCCTGTGGAGAATCGAGCAGAAGACCGAAGAGAACTTTTCGGCTGTCGGTTTCGAGCTTTCCAGCCCCATCGATATGGAGGGCCAGCAGTTACCGTCCCAGCAGATCACCAAGCTGTGCCGGTGGGCCATCCGTGGTCAGTACCGCCAGGAGGCATGCGCGTACACCGGCACTGCGATGTTCGACAAGAAGAACGAGCCTACCGACAACCCGGCGCTTGACCGCTGCGGTGGCTGGTGGAGCAGCTGCAAGTTACGCGGCAATACCCGCCGGTTCGGCGGCTCAATGGGCGCAAGCCTGATCGCCAAGGGGTAACCATGCGAATCAATCAAAAGCTTCAGGATGCCATGCGGGCGCACGCCGAGCAGTCACACCCGGCCGAGGCCTGCGGGCTGCTGATCAAGACGGATAACGGACGTGAGTACGTACCGTGCGGCAACGTGGCCACCAGCCCGCTGCAGCACTTCCTGATCGACAAGCACGACGCTGCGGCGGCAGAAGACAGGGGCGAGGTGCTGGCCATCGTGCACAGTCACCCGGACCGCGCCGCAATGCCGAGCATGACCGATCTGGTCAGCTGTGAGCTGCATGAATTGCCCTGGGCGATTGTGGGCTGGCCCGGCGGTGACATTCAGTGGTTCAAACCCAGCGGTTTCCAGGCCCCGTTGCTGGGCCGGGACTTCTCGCATGGCCTGCTCGATTGCTGGTCGGCTTGCCGCGACTGGTACGCGCGCGAGGCCTCACTGCCGCTGCCGAACTTCGAACGCAAGGAACTGTGGTGGGAAGATCCGGACAGCCCCAGCCATTACGAAGAGAACTACGAGGCCTGCGGGTTCGTCAGGGTCGAGCAGCCTCAGCGCGGCGACCTGCTGGTGTTTCAGATCCCGACAGTGTGCAGGGCCTGCCACTTCCCGAATCACGCGGCTATCTACCTCGGCTCGGATGCCAGCCTGCACAGCGAGGACGCGCCCGCACTGGGCGGTTCTGGTCCGTTCATCTACCACCACATGCCCGGTCGCCTGGCTGCCCGTGAGGTCTACGGCTGGTCGATGGCCAACCGCGTGAAAATGATTCTGCGCCACAAGGAATACACCCCATGACTATGCGCACCATCAAGTTGTACGGCGTGCTGCGCAAGCACTTCGGGCGCGAGTACCGCATCGATGTGCACAGCGTGCGTGATGCTGTGAACGCACTGTGCGCGATGAAGCCTGGCTTCGAGAAGTTTCTGAGGACCGGCGAGGAGCGCGGCCTGGTGTTCAGCGTCTTCTGCGGCAAGCGCAACGCTGGCGAGGCCGAATTCGACATGCAGGGCAGCGACACCAGTGATATCCGCATCGTGCCGCTGATTCAAGGCAGCAAGCAGGCCGGTCTGTTTCAGGTCGTGCTCGGTGTGGCGTTGGTGGTTGCTGGCGCTTTTACGGGCGGCCTCAGCTCCGGTGTTGGTATGGCGCTTCTTGCTGGTGGTGCAGCCGTCGGCCTGGGCGGTGTCGTGCAGATGCTTTCACCCACGACCACTGCCAGCGTCGGCAGCAACAACGATGATGGAAACAATCCCAGCTATGGCTTTGGGGGCGCGGTGACCACCGTTGCCCAGGGCAATCCCTATCCCGTGCTCTACGGCGAACGAGAGATCGGCGGTGCCGTCGAGTCAGGCGGGATTTACACACAAGATCAGGTTTGATCATCAGGTAACACCAGACCCGCTTCGGCGGGTTTTCTTTTTTCTGGGGGCGGTATGGGAAGTGCGGTAGCAGCGCGAAGCATTCGCGGGAGCAAGGGCGGCGATTCCACACAGAAGCAGCCGACGATTGCATTAAACAGCACAGCTTCCATTGCCACCGCGCGCATCGTCTACCTGTGGAGCTGGGGGCCGATCGTTGGCCCAGTGGACGGCCTGCGCTCAGTGAAGCTCGACGGAACGCCGCTGGTGGCCGAGGACGGCACTGTCAACTTCCCAGGCGTGAAGTGGCAGTTTCGCAATGGAGAGCTGAACCAGCAGCGCCTTGAGGGCATTGCCGAGTCCAGCAACGAAGTCGACGTAAACCAGCAGCTGCTCAGCACCACGCCTTATCTGCGCTCCATTAGCACTCCGGTGCTTGACGCGCTTCGTGTGCGTTTCAGCTGGCCGCAGCTCCAGTCGCAAGACCAGAGCGGCAACATCAACGGCGTTCGAATCGATTATGCGATTGACCTGGCTACTGACGGCGGGCCTTTTGTTCAGGTACTGGCGGACTACGTAGACCGCAAGAACGTCACCAAATATGAGCGCAGCCATCGGCTTAACCTGCCTGCGGGCAGCCGCTGGACGATGCGCGTGCGCCGGATTACACCAGAGGCCAACAGCTCGCTGGTTCAGGACGCGATGTTTGTCGAAGCGGTGGCCGAGGTTGTAGACAGCGATCAGGAATTCCCACTCACCGCTGTTGGCTGTGTTGAGTATGACGCCCAGCAGTTCGGCGGCGATATCGCCAAGATTGCCGTGCTGATGCGCGGGCGCATCGTGCGCGTGCCGGCCAACTACGACCCGGAGACGCGGACCTATGCCACATCTGGCGCAGGCACCAGTAACGGGATATGGGACGGCACGTTCAAAGAGGCCTACACGAATAACCCGGCCTGGGTGTGCTACGACATTGCGCTGAACCCGTATTACGGCCTCGGACACCGGATCGATGCCACTATGGTGGACCGCTGGAACCTGTACCGCATTGCGCAGTATTGCGATCAGATGGTGCCAAACGGCATGGGCGGTATGCACCCCCGGATGACTTGCAATATCTACCTGCAAAAGCAGGCAGATGCTTACGCGGTGCTGCAGGACCTGTCGGCCATCTTCCACGGCATGAGCACCTGGGATGGCAGTCAGATCACGTTCAACGCTGACATGCCAGGCGACCCGGTCTACACCTACAACCCGTCGCAGATCCTGAACAACGGTGAAATCCAGTATTCGGGCACCCGCGCACGCGACCGCCACAACCTGGCTCTGGTGGCCTGGGACAACCCGGACCAGAGTTTTTCGACGGACAAAGAGCCGGTATTCGATGAAGTGGCGCTGGCCGAAAGCGGGTCAGTAAATGAACTGTCCGTAGAGGCCTATGGCTGCACATCGCTTGCCCAGGCGCAGCGCGCGGGCCAGTACGCGCTGATCACCGAACAGACGCAGACAAGGTGCGGGACCTTCCGTGTTGGCCTGGACGGCGGCATTCCGAAGACAGGGCAGATCATTGCCGTGGCTGATCCAATGCTGGCCGGTCGCGCGAACGGCGGGCGGATCAGCGCGGTGGCGGGGCGCGTCATCACCGTTGACCGCGACATCGATCTGTCGACCGGTGCCAAGCTGCGGGTGAACTTGCCCAGCGGTAAGACCGAGGCACGGGTTATCACCTCGCTCACCGGCCGACGGGTAACTGTCGCCGCCAGCTTCAGCGAAGTTCCAGAAGCCGAATGCGGCTGGATCCTCGAATACGACGACCTGAAAACGATGCAGTTTCTGGTGCGCAACATCACGCGCCCAGAATGGCACCAGTACCAGCTCGAGTGCATCCAGCACGAGCCGAGCAAGTTTGACGCCATCGACTTCGGCGCTGTGGTGGATATCCGCCCAATCAGCGGCATTCCAGTGGGCGTGCAGGCTGCGCCAGGCGCAGTGTTCGTGACGCAGCACGTTGTGATCGAGCAGGGCATCGCGGTTACCAACATGACCATCAGTTGGGACGCAGCGCCAGGCGCGGTTGCGTATGACGTGGAATGGCGCTGGGACTCTCGCGAGTGGGTCAAGGTGCCGCGCACGGGCGAGCAGTCGGTTGACGTGCCCGGCATCTACTCCGGCCAGTACATGGCCAGGGTGCGCGCTGTCAGCGCCTTGAATGTCTCGTCGTTGCCGGCCACGTCGCTGCTGACGAACTTGCAGGGCAAGACAAGCTTGCCACCTGCCGTTACATCGCTGACTGCCACGTCGCTGATATTCGGGATCGCGCTCAAGTGGACTTTCCCGCCAGGTGCGGAGGACACGCAGCGTACTGAAATCTGGTACGGCCAGGCGAACGACCTGGCCAAGGCCACGAAACTCAGTGATCTGGCCTACCCGCAGTCGGAACATGTCATGCAGGGCCTGCTGGCGGGCGTGACGTTCTTCTTCTGGGCGCGCCTGGTGGACCGGACCGGCAACGTGGGGCCGTGGTATCCGACCGGCGCCGGGGTCATGGGGCAGGCCAGTAGTGATGCTGGGGCGATCCTTGAAATGATCGCCGGGCAGATCACCGAAACTGAACTTGGCCAGAAGCTGCTGGAAAAGATCGAGCTGATCGAGCAGCTGCAGGATCAGGTCAATGCGCTTGACGGTCTCAAAGCCTACGACCCAGACGATACCTATGAAAAAGGTCAGCTGGTGGTGGGCGATGGCCGGATCTACCAGGCAGAGAAGGCGGTGCCCAAAGGAACGCCGCCGCCGAATTCGGACTACTGGGAGGACGTCGGAACGCTACTAGAGACGGCCAACGGCTTGGCTGCTCAGGTTCAGACCCACACTACCGAAATCAGTGAGTTGAATGGCATCGTCACTGCCCAGGCGTCGAACATGCAGGCGCTACGGGCCGCGTATCGTGAGGATGACGGAGAGGGCGCGCTGGCAGATGCGCTGAAGGGCTACAACAGCGCGGCCAGCATTGTTCAGGAAGCTGTGACCCGAGCCGCTCAGAACGAAGCCACGACGCGCACAATAACGCAACTGACGGCCACGGTGGGTGCAAACGCCAGCCAGGTCACTGATCTGCGTGAGGTAGTCAGCACCAACCAGGCATCTACCGCAAGCTCGCTTCAACAGCTTTCGGCCTCTGTCACATCTGCTAATAACGCCACAGCCCAGAACACAGCAGCGATTCAGCAAACCGCGACCGCTTATGCGGATACTGCAGGGAAGCTGAGCACGATGTGGTCTGTGAAAATGCAGGTCACGCAGGATGGACGCTATGTGGCGGCGGGCTTCGGCTTTGGTATTGAGAACACCGAGGCAGGTCTGCAAAGCCAGTTCTTGGTGAGCGCTGATCGATTTGCCATCGTTAACTCAATGGCGGGCGGGGCTATATCGACACCTTTCGTTGCTCAGAACGGCCAGCTGTTCCTCGGCCCTACGTTCATCATGGACGGGACGATCACCAACGCCAAGATAGGCAGTTTCATAAGCTCTACTGACTATGTGGCCGGGCAGCGAGGTTGGATCTTGCGCAAGGATGGGACGCTCGAGATCAACGGATCAGGCGCTGGCGGCGGCAGGCTGGTGGTAACCAATCGATCAGTCCGGGTCTACGACACCAACAACGTCAAACGCGTGCAGTTGGGAGACCTCAGCGAATGAGCAATGGCATGAGGGTGTGGGGCGCAGATGCAGCGCTCCAGTTGGATGAGAATTCGTTCACGATCCGGGTTGTTCTGTCGACGCTGGTTACATTCTCCGGCACCACAAAGACCAGTCAGGACTTTGCTGTGCCTGGAGTGGGGCCGGGGAACGGCGTGGCAATGGTGATTCCGGCCGGCACCTATGACAGTAATCAACGGCAGCACGAAACAGAACTCGTTGACGGTGTCGCGAGGGTTTACAACCACACCAGAACTTATGGATCAAGCACGGTTTCCTCGGGAACTATGCGCCTGATCGTTATGAGGTTTTCATAATGGCGGAAGCATACGGCCTAGAGTTTTCTAACAACAATAACGTGGTAGTTCTTGACTCGCAGTATGCGCGACTGATGGTTATTGCATCGGGGCGTTATCAGCCTACCGAGGAAAGTGGGCTTGGTTCGACCACCTACTTTCCTCGGCCTGTCACCTCGCAGGAGCCACCACTGGTGTTTGTTAGGCCTGATACCGTAAATGCGGTGGCGGGGCTTTGCGCTATGCGCCTGATAGGATCTGCAGGCAACTGGACCGGCTTCTATGTTCGGGCCTACGACGTGAACACTGCCCAGCCCAATGGCCGGTATTTCGTTGCTCAATTTGCTGCGCAACCGGTCGCGGATTTCGGTATGCGACTGTGGGATGGTTCAACCAATCTGCTATTTGATTCGGGGACTTCAAGTGCAAACTTTACGCGCTCTTTTCAAGCGTGGAATTATGAGAGGTTTGACTACACCAGTCAGAACCTTGTGCGTTGCTATTACTCAGTACCGTTCAATTTCCCTGAGAACGAGTATCTATTGATTAACTCGTTTGGGATGGGGTTGAACTCGGGTAGTGCGATATCAAGGGCGTTGTATTGCTGGTGGGACTTTCCGAACAGCAAACTTTACGCGATCACCATTGCAGCGGCCAATCCAACAGCATTCTTTCTGCCGGCACTCTTTGCAAAGATGAACGTCTGACAAATCAACTGATTGAGTAAACATTATGCCTTGGTACAAGTCGGGTACGGTTTCCGTCACCCAAAATTCGAACGCGGTCATTGGCACCAACACTGCTTTCATCGCAAACAGCAGGGTAGGCGATGGCTTTCGCGGGCCTGATGGTGGCTGGTATGAGGTGACCAACATCGCCAGCAATACCGCGATGTCGATCGCGCCGAACTATCAGGGAACCACCAACAACGCGGGTGGGTACGCGCTTGCTCCGGC